TAAAATCTTATAGAGATAAGGTTGAAGTACCTTGTCGTCGTGGTACACATAGACCTCGTGGACATCATGGACATATTGAACAAAGCACTGGACCTATTGATGATAACTCTTGTATTGAGGGAACTATCTTAGGTGGTTTAGCAGGTGGAGCACTTGGTGGTGTATTATCAACAGAAGAGAATTGGATTTGGTCTATTCCTACTGGTATAATTGGTGGGGCAATGACAGGATGTCAGATCGATGGAGGGTGAACCACATGACATCTGGGAGGATATGGCTAGACTCAATGATCTTTATGAAAAACTTGGGTGGGATCATCAAGATATGCTCCAATTTTGTATAGAAGATGATACAATTGTTATAAGAAACGTTAGTAGGTTGTTGGGGAAATGACAGAAGAAGAAATCGAAAAGGAAAGACATATTGATGATGACTACGCAGTTGTTAATCAATATTACGCGGCAAAAAGAAGGTATCCAGACATTCCCTTTTATTTACAGGATGAGAATGGGGATAACTATGAGTTTGGATGGGAATTAATCTATCAGTATCTTGCTAAACTTACATAATGATTGAACTTAAAGACTGGTTGAACTCTATCAATTTCAATAAGGAGAATTTGATGGAACAGGATCCTTCTATGAAGAAGGAATATCCTCCTTTTATTATTAATAAATGTCTTTCAGGTTATATTGATTGCATAATGTTCGCTAATGAAATGAACAAGTCACATTTCTTAGATAAAGACATGCAATATAGTTTCTATCTAAATACTTTGAGGAAAAAGAAGAGATTCTCTCCTTGGATTCGAAAAGATAAGGTGTCAGACCTAGAGTATGTGAAACGTTATTATGGATATAATAATGAGAACGCATCTCAAGCAATGAAAATTTTATCTAATGAACAGATTGAATTTATTAAACAAAGACTTGATATTGGTGGTAAAAAATGATTACACGCAATGTTGAACCTCAAGTAACTTGGTTTCAGGACCAAATGGTAGAGGTTAAACTAAATGAACCTGATGATTTTCTAAAAGTCAGAGAAACACTTACAAGGATTGGAGTCGCGTCCCGTAAGGAAAGAAAACTCTATCAGTCTTGCCACATTCTTCATAAGCAAGGAAAGTATTATATCGTTCACTTCAAAGAGTTGTTTGCCCTTGATGGGAAGTATGCAAATCTTACAGTGAATGATGTTCAACGTAGGAATAGGATTACTAGACTACTAGCTGACTGGGGTTTGATTCACGTAGTAAGTGAAGATTCTATTCAGGATATTGCTCCTCTTAACCAAATTAAAGTTCTTCCCTATAAGGATAAGAATGATTGGATTTTAGAACAAAAGTATAATATTGGAAAAAAAGGGAAGCAAGAAGAGGGGTAAAGTTTATAAATAATAGTGTATAGGAGATAAGACCATGAACGGTCAAATGCACAAATACGACATACAATCAAAAGCTCTGAAGCTTAAGAATGAGCTCTATGATAGGTGTGAAAGGCACGAAATGACAGAACAAGAATGTCGGGGTGCTGATGAATACCTCAATAAAGTTTTAGATGTAGTTGACGAGTTCGCTTATTGAGTAGGGTTTTCTCTACTCGCAAGGAGGGGTTATCCCTTCTCCTTTTTTAGGGAGTGTGATACTATATACAAGTGGACGCCTTAGGGGTCCTCAAATCACAAACTCGCTTTTAAAGGAGCTACTATTATGACGAACCTCACACGGTATCGCACGACCGATCTTCCAGAATTAATGGAACGGATAACCCGAAATAGTATCGGGTTGGATGATTATTTTGACAGATTATTTAATCTACCACAGGTATCAACTAACTATCCTCCATATAATTTGGTTCATGTAAGTGACCAAGTTTCTAGACTGGAAATCGCACTTGCTGGTTTCAAACAAGAAGAATTAAATGTCTACACAGAGTATGGAAAACTTTTTGTCGAAGGACAAAAAGAATCATCGGACGAGTCCAACTACATCCATAAAGGATTGGCTCAGAGATCTTTCACCAGATCCTGGACACTCTCCGATGAAACAGAAGTTAAGAACGTCAGCTTTGAAGACGGACTCCTGGTTGTAGAGTTGAGTAAGATTGTTCCAGAACATCATACTCGTAAGGATTATCTCTTACCAGAAGGTAAGTGATATAATGGGGAGGGTTCTCCCCTTATTTTATTTTTTTATTATGAACATTATTTACGAAAGATTCCCTTATCGTTATATTAGTTGCGGAACACTAGATAACGGACATCCTGATTATAGGATTCAGAAGGCAGATGAATGGACTAAGAGATATAGAGATATGTATCTCTGCGATAATCAAATGCAATTCTTTGTTGCCATGGAGGACTACCAATATACTCTCTGGCTTGATCCTGATAACCCGCCTTGTTATCCTAAGGGAAATGTGGTAAAATCTTATAAAGGAGCTATATACAAATGACTATTAAACTCACTGTTCTTAAATCAGGAGAAGATATTGTCTCCGACATGCAAGAGATGTTGGTGAAAGATTCTGATGGAAAGGATAAGACTGTGGGATATTTTTTAAGATGTCCTCAGGTGGTTAAAATCTATGGCAATAAGGTTGAGGAGGAGGGTGATAGTTCTTCTCCATTCAAAATTCAATTAATACCTTGGATGCCCTTAAGTAAAGAGCAAGTTATACCAGTAGTTGCTGATTGGATAGTTACTATGGTAGATCCTGTGGATCAAGTAAAGGAAATGTATGAAAGAGGATTAGAGAAGTATGAAAAGGGAAAATCTGAGGCTATTGGTGATGATGAACGGCCAGATGATACTGAGTCAGATTGAAGAAGTGACATCTGATTTAGGTGAACCTGATTGTAAGTTGACAGAACCATTTCTTGTCACTACATCAGAACAAAAAATAACAATGCAAGAAGGTGTTATGGTTTTGGCTCCTTGGTTGCTAGGGATGACTAATCAAAATACCTTTATGATAAGTTCTGATAAGATCTTGACTATTGTGGAACCTAATGCTAAAATGGTGAAGAAATATGAGGAATTGATGGAGAGGGAATGAATTTCTATACCAATATCCAGATGATAGGGAATCAGTTTCTGGTACGTGGATATGAAAATGGTAAGAGGAAATTATATAAGTCTGATTATCGACCTACTCTCTATGTGAAATCTAAAAAGAATTCCAAGTGGAAAACTCTTGAGGGTGAGAATGTTGAACCTATTCAACCAGGAACTGTAAGAGATTGTAGAGAGTTTTATAAAAAGTATAATGATGTAGATGGATTTACTATCTACGGTAATGATAGGTACGTCTTTCAATACATCTCAGATACTTATCCAGAGGATGAGATTAAGTTTGACATCTCTCTCATTAAACTAGTGACCATTGACATTGAGGTTCAAGCGGAGAATGGGTTCCCTAGTCCTGATAGTTGTGATGAGGAGATGCTTACTATCTCTGTTCAGGATTATAATACTAAGGAGATTCATACTTGGGGTAGGAAACCTTACACGCCTACTCAGAAGAATGTGACCTATTATTACCATGAGAATGAAGTGGATATGCTTAATGCATTCCTCTATTGGTGGGCGGCAGATGTTCCAGATATTATTACGGGATGGAATATAAGGTTGTATGATATTCCTTATCTATTGGGTAGGGTAGAAAAGATTATGGGTGAAAAGAAAGCTAGTAGAATATCTCCTTGGGGATTGCTTACTTCTAGGGAAGTTTTTATTACTGGTAAACCTTATAGGATTTTTGATATCGGTGGATTAACTACTCTTGATTATATGGATCTGTATAAGAAGTTTACTTATACAAATCAAGAATCTTATAGGTTGGATTATATTGGTAAGGTAGAGTTGGGACAACAGAAATTGGATCACTCTGAATTTGATACATTTAAAGATTTTTATAGAGGTAACTGGAAGAAGTTTGTAGATTATAACATTGTTGACGTTGAAATTGTTGACAGATTAGAGGATAAGATGAAATTGATTGAGTTGGCATTGACTATGGCATATAGTGCCAAGGTTAACTACAACGATGTTTTATATCAGGTAAGGATGTGGGACACTATTATCTACAATTGGTTGAAGAAGAGGCATATTGTTATTCCACCTAGGGATACTAGTGAGAAAAATGATAGATTTGCTGGAGCATATGTGAAAGAGCCTAAGCCAGGAGTTTATGATTGGGTAGCATCATTTGACCTTAACTCTCTTTACCCACACTTAATGATGCAGTATAATATATCGCCAGAAACATTGGTGGAGGATAGGCATCCTAATGTTAGTGTAGATAAAGTTCTTGATGAGGAAGCTGATTTTTCTAAGTATACAGAGTATGCTTGTTGTCCTAATGGGTCTTTATATCGTAAGGATGTGAAGGGTATGATGCCTCAGCTGATGGAAGATATGTATGAGGATAGGAAGATTTATAAGAAGAAGATGTTGAAGTCTAAGCAAGACTTGGTAGATATTGAAGCTGAAATAAAAAGGAGGATGGGAAAATAAGTGGGTTTTTTAATAGATGGTAATAAGCAGGATGCTGATGATAGGGCAACGATAGAAGAGTCACAAGAACGTCCTTATCAGCACCTGTCAAACCGGGAGCTGAAATCTTTACATGAGCAAACTATTAAGGATATCACCAAGTATAATAACTTCCAGATGGCTAGAAAGATTGCTCTTAACTCTGCCTATGGGTCAATTGGTAATCAATATTTTAGATATTATAAGTTAGAAAATGCAGAGGCAATCACTCTTTCAGGTCAGGTATCTATTAGATGGATTGAGGCAAGGATGAATGGATATCTAAATAAATTGTTGAAAACAGAAGACATAGACTATGTGGTGGCATCAGATACTGATTCAATATACATCAATTTTGGACCTCTTGTTGATAAATTTTTTAGTCATAAGACTGATGATAAGATTAAGATTGTTACCATACTCGACCAGATTTGTAAGGATAAACTGGAACCCTTTATTGAAAAATCCTATGAGGAACTGGCGGATTATGTAAACGCTTATACTCAAAAGATGGAGATGAAGCGTGAGAATATTGCTGATAGGGGTATCTGGACAGCAAAGAAACGTTATATCTTAAATGTATGGGATAGTGAAGGGGTTAGGTATGAAGAACCCAAACTTAAGATTATGGGTATTGAGGCAGTAAAGTCATCTACTCCTGCTCCTTGTAGGACTATGATTAAAGAAGCTCTGAAGATTATGATGAATGGTACAGAAGATGAAGTTATTGATTATATTGAAAAGTGTAGGGTTAAGTTTAATAACTTACCTCCTGAGGATCTTGCTTTTCCTAGGAGTGTGTCTGATGTGGATAAGTATAGGGCTCACTCTAGCATATATTCTAAAGGGACTCCTATACATGTAAGAGGTTCTCTTCTTTATAATCATTATATTAAAGAGAAGAAACTGGACAATAAATATACTTTGATTGGAAATGGTGAGAAGATTAAGTTCTGTTATTTGAAGAAAGCAAATCCTATCAGAGAGAATGTTATATCTTTTATTTCTGATTTTCCCTTGGAGTTGGGACTTGACAGATATATTGATTATGACTTACAATTTAACAAAGCTTTCTTAGATCCTATGAGGGTTATCTTGGATTCTATTGGTTGGAACGTTGAGAAGACTGTAAACCTGGAGTTATTTTTTGGATGAAAGATCAAAATAGTGTAAATTATTCTAGTGATTCTGAAAGGGATAAATGGAATAGGGGTCTGGATCTTTTTATAGAATCAGTCCACAAACCAGATAATGATTTGAGGATCTGTGCTCACAATCAAAAATGTTATAATGAATTGATGGAAGTGAGAACTTGTGTCATCAATTATGCTAACAGCTTAAGGTGGTATTGATGGATTATTTGCGGGATATAATTAAAGAAATTGGAGAAGAATTTACAACGTTGGCGTCTGAGATTACTGAAGTCGAACAATACGTGGATACAGGAAGTTATATCTTTAATGGGTTGTGTTCAGGCAGTATATTTGGGGGCGTGTCTTCTAATCGCATTACTGCCATTGCTGGAGAAAGTAGCACTGGAAAGACTTTTTTCTCTCTCGCCGTTGTCAAGAACTTCTTGGATACTAATCCCTCCGCTTATGTGCTCTATTTTGATACTGAGGCTAGCATTACTAGGTCACTTTTAGAGAGTAGAGAGATCGATTTAAGTAGGGTAGTTGTAGTCAATGTGGTGACCATTGAGGAGTTTAGACAGAAGGCACTCAAAGCCGTAGATATATACTTAAAGAAATCTGAAGATGAACGCAAACCTTGTATGTTTGTGTTAGATTCTTTAGGAATGCTGTCCACGGAAAAGGAAATAACTGATGCCTTGAATGAGAAGCAAGTACGTGATATGACTAAATCACAACTTGTTAAAGGAGCTTTCAGGATGTTGACATTGAAATTGGGACAGGCTAATATACCACTTATAGTAACTAATCATACTTATGACGTCATTGGTTCTTATGTCCCTACGAAGGAAATGGGAGGAGGTTCTGGCCTCAAGTACGCAGCAAGTACAATCATATATCTTGGAAAGAAAAAGGAAAAGGATGGAACAGAAGTCGTCGGAAATATTATTAAGGCAAAGACTCATAAATCGAGGTTGAGTAAGGAGAATAAGCAGGTTGAGATACGTTTGTATTATGATGCTCGTGGTCTTGATAGATATTATGGTCTTCTTGAACTCGGTGAGATTGGCGGACTTTGGAAAAATGTAGCAGGTCGATATGAGATGGATGGGAAGAAAGTATATGCCAAACAGATATTGAAGGATCCAGAAACATACTTCACTCCTGAAGTATTACAAGCTCTAGATGAAATAGCACAGAAAGAATTTGCATATGGATCAGATTGAATTCCTGGTTTTAAAAAACCTTTTATATAATGAAAAGTATCTTAGAAAGACGATCCCATTTTTAAAGAAAGAATATTTTCAAGACAACAATCAACAGATTGTCTTTGAAGAGATATTTTCTTTCGTGTCTGAATATAATGAGGTTCCAACTAAGGAGGTTCTAAGTATTGAGGTAGAGAAAAGGAATGATATTAATGAGGATTCTTTTAAGCAAGTTTCTCATTTGATAGAGTGTCTGGATAATTCACCTGCAGAATATGATTGGTTAATAGACACTACTGAGAAGTGGTGTAGAGATAGGGCTATATACTTGGCTTTATTAGATTCTATTTCCATTGCTGATGGTAAGGAAGAGAAGACACCAGATGCCATTCCTTCTATACTATCTGATGCTCTGGCTGTATCCTTTGATAATCACATAGGGCATGACTATCTCCAGGACTATGAGGAAAGATATGAATCTTACCATAGACGTGAGGACAAGATTCCTTTCGACTTGGAATACTTCGACAAGATTACAAAGGGTGGACTTCCTAATAAAACTCTCAATATTGCTTTGGCAGGTTGTGTTCATCCAGAAACAAGAGTCAAAATTAGATTCAGGAAGATTTTTTGATTTTGGAGTTTGGTGCTGGTTCTCCAGTTCCAAATTTCCAACCTTCATTTAGTTTAGTATCAACATCTTCTGGATGAATTCTTTTCCATCCTTTTGTTCCTGGTAAGTGCATTACTTTCTTACCTTTGTGTGATTTTCCTCCAAGAGATGCTCTTTCTTTTCTTCCTTGATTGGATGCCCAGTAATTAAATTCTTTGGATGCTCTTTGCTTTCCTCCAAGAGATGCTCTTTCTTTCCTCCCTTCTTCCGTGCTCCAGTAATAGAAGTTTTTAGTGTTATTATTTAAGTATTCTTGTTTTTGTGTTTCTATTCCTTTAAACATCCATTCTCTTCTTTTTTCTATTGATATTGATGTAGAAAAGAAACCAATTTTATTATCTCTACAAAACTCTCCTGTTATTTTTCTGTGTTGTGGAGACAAGTTTGATCCTAACATTTTCATAGATCTTAAATCATTTGGATTTTTGTAAATCTTCCATAGTAAATAATGTG